TTACATTTGACAGTACAAACGCAACTCAAGCTGATAGGCTTAAAGTTTATGTAAATGGAGAACGAATAACAAGTTGGTCTACAGAAGATGTTACAGCTGGTATAGGTGCATCTGAAGATTTTTCCTTTATAAATCAAAGTGGTGTTGTTCAAGCATTTGGTGGATTATCTGGTACAGGTCATGGTACTGTAGGTACTGATTTACAAATGGCAGAAATAGTATTTAATGATGGACAAGCTTATGGTCCAGATTCTTATGGTGAAACAAAAAATGGTGTGTGGATTCCTAAAGACCCAAGTGGATTAACCTTTGGTAATAATGGTTATTGGCTTAAAATGGCATCTGGAGCTATAGGTACAGACAGCTCAGGTAATGGAAATAATTTTACTGTGACTAATATAGAACCACATGATGTCATGCTAGACTCTCCCACCTTCAACTCTGATTCTAATGGTGGTAACTTTGCTACAATAGGTCCTTTATGGAAAACTTCAGACATGACATTTTCTGAAGGTAATCTTAAATGGACTTGTTCTACAAACGAAAGAGGATTAATGTCTAATTGGGCTGTGCCTATTGGGACTAAAGCATATTGGGAATATAAACCTGTTTCTTGGGGTGGTAATACTTCTAATGGAGATGAAATGTGGATAGGTATTAATCAAGGAATTGCTGCATTAGTTGGTGGAGATAGAGGAGGTAAAACTACAGGATATGCTTATGGAACTTCAAATGGTTATAAAACAATCCTTGCTTCTGCTTCATCATATGGTGCTACAATTAGGTCTGGAGATATTGTAGGAGTTGCTGTAGATAGAGTTAATCATACTATTAACTTTTCTAAAAATGGTTCTTGGCAAGGAACATTTGCTATATCTTCTACTATGGATTTATTTCCATTTATAGGAAGTGGTGGTGGTACAAGTTCTGCAAGTGGTATATTTAATTTTGGTGCTGATGGCACATTTGCTGGAACAGTAACAGCACAGGGTAATAGTGATGATACAGGCTATGGTAATTTTTATTATGATCCACCTACAGGATTCTTAGCTATGTGCGCAGGTAATCTACCATTAGCTGATGCAATAAATCCAGCTGAAACTTCAGATGATTATCCACAGAAATTGTTTACTTCTTTAGCATATACTGGTGGAACAACTGGTCATGTAACTGGTTTTAAACCAGATTGGGTATGGGTAAAAGCTAGAAATACAGGTCAAAGTAATGGTTTGTGGGATAGTACAAGAGGAACTACTAACATATTACTTTCAAATGAACAGAATGCAGAATCTACATCTTCTGGTTTAACAGCTTTTAATACTGATGGTTATGATATGGGAACATACTATAATCAAGGAGCAAATACTTATGCTTCATGGTCTTGGAGAGCCAATGGTGGGACTACAGCTAGTAATGGAACTGGAGATATAACAAGTACAGTACAAGCTGATCCTTCTGGTTGTTTTTCTATAGTTACTTATACAGGTTCTGGAACAGCAGGAGATACAATAGGACATGGATTATCAACAACACCAGACATGATTATGATAAAGAATAGAAGTTCAGTTGATTCGTGGGCAGTATATTCTTCAGTTCTTGGTAATACAATTCATCTTGTATTAGATACTACTTCTGCTCAAGTAACAAGTAGTGCATATTGGAATAGTACAAGTCCAACAAGTTCAGTTTTTACAGTAGGAACTGGTGATGCATTAAATCAAAATACTAAAAATTATGTAGCATATTGTTTTGCAAATTGTGAAGGATATATTAAAGCAGGATCATACGTTGGAAATGGAAATGTAGATAATGCCTTTGTCTATACTGGATTCAGACCTGCATTTGTATTAACAAAAGGTATTAGACTTGGAGATGGGTGGAATATTCACGATAATGCAACTTCTCCTTTTAATGTTGCTGATACTGTTCTTCAACCAAATACAGCAAGTGCAGAGTTAAGTAATTATAATATAGATATGCTGAGTAATGGTTTTAAAGTACGAAGTGCAGGTGGAGATTTAGGTTCAAGTGGTGTAACTTATATATACTTAGCATTTGCAAAAAATCCATTTCAATACGCAACAGCAAGATAATTTTGAATAACAACTAAGGTATGGTACAATGACTGAGAAGACTGCGATGGACATGGCTCTTAAAGCTTTAAAAAAAATAGAACAACATGAAAAAGAATGTGGTCTTCGTTGGGCAGAGGCAACAACAGAATTACGTAGTATAAGAAATGATGCTAATCGTAATACACAAAGATGGGAAAGACTAGCTTGGCTAGTTTGTGGTACACTTGTAACAGCAATTATTGCTGCATGGATTAAAGGAAACTTCTAATGTCATCAACATATACAACAAGATTAAGACTAGAAAAACAAGGGGATGGAGAGAATCCTAATACATGGGGTCAAAAACTTAATCAAAGTGTAATTGATTTAGTAGACTCTAGTATAGCAGGATATACTAATGTTGCAGTAAGTAGTGTAGACCTTACATTAACAGTAGCTGATGGAGGAGTTGATCAAGCTAGAACTAAAACATTAGAAGTAACAGGAACTTTAACTTCTAATGTAGCTGTAATTATTCCTCAAGTTCAAAAAGATTATATTATTTATAATAACACTAGTGGTGCATATACTGTAACAATTAAAACAGTTGCTGCTGCTGGAGTAGCTATAGCACAAGGTGGCATTGGAACTGTAATTTGTAATGGTACTAATGTTTATGCAGCTAATGGTACAGGCATAGGAGCAGGTAATCTTTTTGCAGTAAGCGCATCTTCAATAGGTATTGATTTAATTACACAAGCAACAACAGCAACAACAAGAGCTCAAATAGGAATGGATGTTGCATATGTTAGTACAGGTGCTATCATAGACAATGCAGTTATATCAACTAAGATAACAACTACAGGGAGTACAGCAATAGGTAATGCAATAGGTCAAAGATTGGTTTCTACAGCAGGACCAACAAGTGCAACTGATCCGGGTTCTTTAGGTACTTTGTATACAGGAGATCTTTGGTATAAAACTACTGCCTTCTCATAATGAGTGCAGATTCCTACATATACGAAAGTGGAGTATGGAAAAAAGTTTCTGATGCTTATACTTATAATGGAAGTGCTTGGAATAAAGTAAGTACTATTTATTATTGGAATGGTAGTGCATGGAAAGAATCTTTTAGTGGTGGTTTTGTTCTTAATAAAACTTTTAATACTGGTCAAACCAATAACTTTAATATAGCTACAGAAGCTACAGCTGAAGGTTGGGATGGAACTACTATAATTATAGCTAACTTAACTATACCAAGCGGTGCATATTTAGGAAGTTCATCTACTAGTACTTATTCTCTTGAGACTACTTCAATGGTAGCTGGTTCTACAGTTAATTTAACTCTTAATAGTGGAGGATTTCTTGTAGGTAGAGGAGGTACTGGAGGAGCAGGTGCTGGTCAAAGTGTTACTACAGATTCTACAGGATCTGCTGGTGGTCCAGCTCTTAATGTAATTAGCGGTATTACTTTTAATCTTACTAACAACGGCACTATCGGAGGGGGTGGTGGCGGAGGTGGTGGAGGAAATGGTGGGGACGATTGGTTCTCAAATGCAGGATATCAAGGTGGTCCCGGTGGCGGTGGAGCAGGTTTTGGAACAGGTGGTGTAGCTACTAATAATGCAAATCAATCACATATGATTTCTGATCCCGGAGGGAATGGTACTCATAACTCAGGAGGTTCAGGTAAACAATCTGCTTTAAAAGCTGGTGAAGCTAATAATGGTTCTACTGGAGGAACTGGTGGTAATGGTGGTTCTTTAGGTAGTACTGGTAATAATGGATTAAATAATGGAGTAGGATATATTGTTACTTATCAATCAGGTTCTCCCGGAGGAGCTGCTGGTGTAGCTATTAATGGATGGTCAAGAATTACTGTTGGAACAGAAGGTACAATTTTAGGAGCAAAGAATAACTAATGGCATATGATTCAGTCACAGCTAGGTTAGATTTTAAACCGGGATTCCATAGAGAGTCCACACGTTATGCCGAAGAAGGTTCATGGTATGATGGTAATCGTGTAAGATTTAGAGAAGGTAGACCAGAGAATTTACGTGGCTATAATAAAAGAGTTACCACAGCTTTTGATGGGATAGCCAGAGACTTACTTACATGGGCTGACAATGATACAACAAAACATATTATGTTTGGTACAGAACAAAAAGTATATTCTTATGATGGAGATAATAATATTGATGTTACTCCTCTTGTAAGTACAGTACAACTAACAAGTGTGATGGACTATGTAGCTGGTGCAGTAACTATAGCAGTTTCTTCTAATAATCATAATTTGAATACTGGTGATTGGATTACTTTTATTAGTGCAACAGTCACAGCAGGAATAACTTTGAAAGATCAAGTATGTCTTGTTTCTGTAGTAGGTGTTAATAATTATGAATTTGTTAATAGTACTCAAGCAACTGCAACTTTAAATGCAGCTGGAGATGCAGAAATAGGATACCTTTTACCTACTGGTAATGTTAATGCTATACAAGGACTAGGGTACGGAGCTGGTGTATATAATGCAGGAGCTTCTACTACAGGAATGAGAGCATGGAATCAAGCTGCTACTACTTCTAATATAACTTTCCCAGCAACTAACTGGTCGTTTGATACATGGGGTGAAGATGTAGTAATGGCACGTAGAGGTGGACGTATTTATTATTATGATACAGATGTATCTGTTACACCTGAAAGAGCTTACCTTGTTACTGCATCACCAAGTGTTAACAATGTAATACTAGTGTCTCCTAATGACAGACATCTTATATCTTTTGGTTCAACAGAATATGCTACTGGTACTTACAATCCTTTACTAGTTCGTTGGAGTGATCAAGAAAACTTTAACAACTGGACTCCATCTATAACTACAACTGCTGGTGAAACAATACTTACAGACGGCTCACAAATTATTGGAGCTGTTCGTTCTAGAAATCTTATTGGTGTGTTCACAGACAATGCTCTCTATGGTATGCAATTTACTGGTCCACCTTTTATATTTAACTTTAGACAGTTAGGTACAGCTTGTGGTCTAGTATCACAGCATGGAGCTGTTAATGTTGATGGTCGTATGGTATGGATGGGTGAGAATAACTTCTTTATCTTTGATGGTCAAATAAGAAATCTTGATTGTACAGTAAGAAGATATATCTATGATGATATTAATACATCACAACAAAGTAAAATATTTTCTGGAATTAATTCTGAGTTTAAAGAAGTAGTATGGTTATATCCTTCCAGTAATTCTGAAGAACCTAATCGTTATGTAATGTGGAATTATGGAGACAATACATGGGTATACGGAGAATCTTTATGGACTACTTATGATGATAGAGTTGTATATGATAATACTATAACTACAAGTAATGATTCTTATTTATATAATAATGAACCTGATGATTACTATAGTGCTGATGGTCAACCTATTACTGCATACATAGAGTCTGCTGACTTTGATATAAAGGATGGTCATGACTTAATGTTTGTTGATAGAATGATTCCAGACTTTGAGATAAATGATGGTAATATACAATTTAGTATTAAGACTAAACAATTCCCTGCAGGAGATTTTGTAGAGAAGGGACCATTTAATATTAACTCTGGTACACAACAGATTCACCTTAGAGCAAGAGGTAGACAAGCAAGAGTAAAAGTTTCTAGTCATACTGACAATACTTACTGGAGATATGGTGCAGTAAGATTAGACATTAAACCGGATGGACAACAGTAATGGCTAGATACCCTGACTTACCTACAGCTTATAATATTAAGAGTGAAGAAATGAATGATACTTATAATGATCTAAGATCATGGAGTGGTAATTTAATTAATGAATTAGAAACTAGAGATACGGAAGTTAATAATACACCTTCCACTAACATCTATAGTGTAGTAACAGTCTCTACTATAGGTAGACCAAAAGCTGGTGACATAGTTTATGCAGCATCAGTAGGAAAATTTAGAGGATACGTAAGTACAACAGCAACACAAGCATGGG